TGTCATACAAGATCAAGATGTCAAACTGGGATATTCATCCTAGTAAGACTTGTTTCTTGTGCGTGTCTCCTGATTACTCCAGTATTGTAACTCAGCATCTCTCGCATTCATTGTCAATGGATCGGGAGATTTTTCATATTGAAGCAGTTAATGTGCCGTTTCCCGATGAAACCCCTACTCAATATCAAGTTAACTTTGAGTTAGACTTTGCTGAGTGGGTATTGGATTGGGATAACTTTGTGTTATGTGAAGCAGGAGTAATTAGAGGTGGCAATTATACTTGGATTACTAAAATAATGGAAAAGTTTGTAGACAAGAATTACTACACTTTATCATTATGTGAAAATATCCATAGTAAATATAAGAGTGATCTGGTTTCACTTTATTATGATGATACCATCGAAGATTTACATTTTTGGTGGGAACGACCAAATAATCATTGGACATAGGGATAGCAACCCCAAAAAAAGTTCTAATCAAACTTTTCAAAGGAGAACTATGGGATTATTTCCAGTAGACAAAGGCGAAGAATTTTTGGAAGAAGGTATGACACTCATCACTGAAACAGACAGTGATCGCCTTCTAGATGCCGCTGCAAAGCGTCGTAGGTCAAAGATGAAGGAAGAACTATACCCACTGCCCGAAGACCGCCTTGAGCGTCCTTGTGGAGGAGCGGGTGGTTTTGACGACTTTGTAGAGCGTTGGCACGAGTGAATAAATAATAGCAGCCTACTGCTGTGTCTAAATGCCAACCTTTCAGACATTCAAAGATTTGAGTGTTACGTTTAAGAAGCACCCCGTCTCTGATGACCTCGTCACAGTGAAGGATAAGGCAGCTATTGTGCAGTCAATCTCCAACTTGCTTCTTACAAATAAAGGTGAAAGACCATTTCAACCAGATCTAGGGTGTGGACTACGAAATGTATTGTTCGAACCACTAGATTTTGCGTCTGCTGGTATTATCCGTTCAGAGATTACGGATACACTTAAGAAGTATGAACCAAGAATCACGGTTAATACAATTCGTGTTTATCCTGATCAGTTGAATAATGGTTATGATGTGGAGATTACTTATACCATCGTCGGTAGAGACGACGCACCAGTAACTGTAGACATCTTTCTAGAGCGTACACGATAATGCCTTATACTCAGGTTGCCAACTTAGACTTTGAAGATATCAAAGCTGCTCTAAAAGACTATCTTAGAGCACAGACAGATTTTACTGACTATGACTTTGATGGTTCGGTACTATCGACGCTAATTGATACTCTTGCCTATAACACGTATTACACGGCGTTTAACACCAATATGGTAGTCAATGAACTATTCATTGATTCTGCCACCTTGAGGGACAACGTAGTGGCGATTGCGAAGCAATTAGGTTATAGACCCAAGAGTATCACTTCGCCAACTGCATATATTGACTTTACAGTTACCTACACAAATCCAACAACTGATACAGCACTGTATCTGAAGAAAGGAACTGGATTTATTGCTAACTATGACAATACAATCTATCAGTATGTTGTCGCTGATGATGTAAAGGCACAAGTATCAAACAACACTGCAATTTTTACAGAAGTTCCTCTACAGGAGGGCAATCTTCTTATTAACACCTTTACAGTAAATACTTCTCTCAAGTCGCAGAGATTTATTTTAGACAACACCAATATTGATACAAACACAATTAGAGTTAAGGTTTACCCAACTGGTGGATCTTTTAGCGAACCATACCTTGTAGCAGATAATATTTTAGGTATTGACGCAAACTCTAAAGTCTTCTACTTAGAAGAGATTGAAGACGAGAGATATGAATTGATCTTTGGAGATGGTGTTTTAGGAAAGAAACTAGAGAATGGTTCTAGAGTTGAAGTTTCATATATTAGAACATCTGGTCCAGATTCGAATGGAGTAAAAACTTTTGTCTTTACTGGTGTTCTAGAAAACGGACTTGGCGTTTCTCCGTCTGGATTTAATGTTGTCATTAATAAGACTACACCATCTTCTGGTGGTGAAGCAATGGAAACCACAAAGAATATCAAGTATAATGCACCCAAGGCATACGGCACCCAGGACCGTGCTGTGACCGCCTCTGACTACGCTTCGATCGTTCGTAATGTATATCCTGCCACAAGCGATATCATCATCTTTGGAGGCGAAGATCAGGACCCACCAGAGTATGGTAAGGTATTCATTGTACTAAAACCAAAAGATGCTACTTATCTAACATCTATAACAAAGCAACAAATTATTAGCGAACTTGAGAAATACGTTGTTGCTTCTGTAGAACCAGTTATTGTAGATCCCTCAGTATTGTTTGTAGAGATCACAAGTAAAATTTATTATAATAGATCGATTACAGATCAAACACCAGCACAGATTAGAGACAAAGTTATCGGTTCTGTGCAATCTTATATTGATAATTCTGATACAGAAAAGTTTAATGGCAAGTTTAGATACAGTAAATTTGTTGGTGTTATTGATGATGCAGACAGATCAATCAATTCGAACTTAACAGAAGTTACCATGAGAAAGGATTTCTATCCTCAACTCAATGCAACCTTCTATTATGAGATTTGTTTCCAGAATTCGTTTGACATTGATTGCGACGAATCCGTACTTTCATCTACAAAATTTAGAGTCACTGAGTATCCTAATTTTGATGTCTACATCGAAGATAGGGATGGCAAAATTGTCCTATATAGACTAGACGCTGTAACTGGCGAGAAAGTTGTTCTCGACAAGGAAGTTGGGGATATTGATTATGTAAAAGGCGAATTGAGATTGTACAATATGACTATCATTAAAGGTAGTTTCTTTGATAACAGAATCTCAGTTAGAGTAAAACCTTTATCTAATGATATTCAGGCACTCCGCGAGGTTTATCTGGACGTTGATGTAGCGAATTCAAGTTTCACCGCATATAAAGAGTAAATAAATGGCTGCTGTTAAGACTAAGAGAATTTCAACTCTAATTGAGTCCCAGCTTCCTGAATTCATTGCTACTGAATATGAACTGTTTGCTAAGTTCGTTCAGAAGTATTACGAAGCACAGGAAGTCCAAGGTGGAACTTTGGATATCATCAGCAATATCCAAAAATATGCAGACATTGATTTCTATGAGAAAAATCTTCTCAAACAGAATGATACTCTTGCTGTATCTATTTCTGATACAGATACCACAATTGTTGTAAATGATGCGAGTTCATTTCCAGCAAAAAATGGATATATTAGAATTAATGATGAGATTATCTTCTATTCTAATAGAACAGACACAGAATTTTTAAATTGTTCTAGAGGTGTAAGTGGTAATACTACCTTAGGAGATCTATACACCGAGTCAAATTTTACAAGCACAGAAGCGACATCTCATAATGCTAATGTAAAAGTATATAATGTTAGCAATCTTTTCCTATATGCTTTTGTAAAAAACTTTGAGTCTCAGTATCTTGGTTCATTCCCAGAGAAGTATCTTCGTGGTGAAGTTGACAAGAGAACTCTTATCAAGAATATTAACAAGTTCTACAAAGCAAAAGGAACTGATAGTTCTATTAAGTTCATCTTTAACACCATTGTTTCTCAAGATGTAAATAATAAACCAGAAGTATACAAACCAAAAGACTTTACATATAAAGTATCAAAGTCTGATTGGGTTAATGTCTATGCACTAAAAGTAAAGGTAATCTCTGGAGACCCAACAGATCTTATTGGTAAGCAGATTGTTCAACCAGAAACGGAAGAATATGGTTATGTTTCTGCTACTGTAGATAATGCAAGGGCAGAGGGTACATTTGACGGCGAGAAGATTTGGAACATTGTTCTTGCTCCAGAAACTGTCACTGGTGAGTTTGCAATCTCTACAAAGACTCGTCTAGAGAAAAATATTTCTCAGGCGGATAGTGTTGGCAAGAGAATCAATGTTTTCTCCACTATTGGGTGGGGTAAGACTGGAGAAGTTTTGATTGGTGAAGAAACCATCAAGTTTGATGATAAGAACGTAACTCAATTTACTATTAGTAAAAGAGGAAATATTACATATAACCATGAGGCAGGTGCTTCTGTATACAAACCAGTTGTTATTAGTGGTTCTAATGTAAAACTTTTAACTCTGGGTGTTGTATATAACTTTGAGATCAATGATTCTCATCCATATTC